AAATTATCATCATTAACAGCTGTTCTGGATGGACCGAATGAGCTGGTAAAAGAGGGAGCAAACGCAAATGAGATCCTGATCCCGAAGTTGTCTATGCAGGGGCTTGCGGATTATAACAAAAGCACTGGTTATGTGCCCGGTGACGTGACTCTGGATTATGAGACAAAGAAATGTGCTTATGACAGAGGCCGTATGTTTAATGTGGATGCAATGGATAACATTGAATCTGCCGGAATTGCATTCGGACGTCTTTCGAGCGAGTTTTTAAGGACTCAGGTTGTACCGGAACTTGATGCATACAGACTGGCATCTTATGCACAGATTCCAGGTGTTACAACAGTAAAGGCTGCTCTTGCAACAGGAAAAGAAGCTTTAGCAGCGCTCAGAACTGCAAGAGGAAAGATTGAGAATGCCGAGGCAAATCTTAGTACATGCTATCTGTTCATCAACCCGACAGTGTATGGAATGATTGAGGACTTGGATACAACTGCATCTAAAAAAGCAATTGAAGGATTTGCGGGAATCATTAAGGTTCCGTCAGGAAGATTTTACGATAAGGTAAAATTGAATGCTTCCGGTGCCGGAGGATTTACAAAAGATACCGGTGCAGTTGCAATGAACTTCCTGATTGTTGATAAACAGGCTGCAATTCAGTACCAGAAACACACTGTATCTAAGGTTATTTCTCCGGATCAGAACCAGACTGCAGATGGATGGAAATTCGGATACAGAACAGTTGGAATTGCAGAATGCAAAGACAACAAAAAGGATGGTATCTATGTTCATACTGCTGCAGCAGAGTAGGATGTGATTAGGTGAATGTAACATATGAATACTATAAGGATTCTTTTGGTGGCTCTTTGATTCCAGAGAGCCATTGGAAATCTGTCGAAGTAAAAATGAGTGCCAGGTTGAACCGATATACATTTGACCGAATGGAAGAAGGTGCTTGGCCGGTACAGGCGAAGACAACACTTTGTGAGATGTGTGATTGTGCATACAAGTATGATCAGCGAGATGGAATAACATCCGAGAACAACGATGGGTATTCCGTATCGTTTGATGTAAGCCGATCAGTGGATTCGATGTTGTATAGAATTGCAGAAGTATATCTGGTAAATACGGGGCTTATGGATTTGGCGGTGGATGATGATTACGAATAGTGACATTACGGTTTATAACAGAATAAGCGGTGATTCCACACATTACGATACCTGGATCCGAACCGTTTTGCATGGTGTCCACGTCCATGTGGACCATAAGACTGCAGTTACGGATAACGGGCTGAAAAGTGCGGAAGTTTACAAAATTCGGATTCCTGCGGATATTCCGGAAGCAGGGCAGTATCTTCCGCCGGATCAGTTCGCCTGCTGTGGCGGTTATGGATACTGGACCATACAGAATGATGATCAGATTGTCCTGGGAGAGTGCCAGATTGAGATTGAAAGACCTGCAGATCTGAAAGCCGTGTTCCAGAAGCACTGCAAGGTGACAAGCTGGTCGGACAACCGGTTTGGTACAACACCGCACTGGCGGATCGGAGGCGAGTAAGATGGCAGGAAAGAAGGACTTCCGAATCACAACTCCGAGAGGCAGCGTATTTACAGTGACTGGTAAGAATGGTTCTACCACGGCACGGCTGGAATGGGCTCCGGGATTCGCACAGAAAAAAGCGGAGGGATTTTCAAGGGCCCAGGCATTTGTGGATTCTGAGTGTCTACGCTACATGAATCCATTGACACCGAGAAGAACCGGGATGCTGATTAAGTCTGGGACACTTGGTACAGTGATCGGTTCCGGATCCATTGAATATCTTGCCCCGTATGCCCGCCGGCAGTATTATGAGCATAAAACTAAGGCAAGATGGTTTGAAACAATGAAAGCGAGCCATAAAGATGCCATAAGGGAAGGAGCTGAGAAACTTGCCGGACAGTAAACGGAAACCGATTATTGATAGTATCCGGGAGTATGTAAGGACTTATCCAGATATCAATAACCGGAAGATCAATATTGATTATCTTGGTGATGGAATGGAATATTCCATTGATCCAATCGGCGTAGATCCCATCTACAAGAGATATGTGGATGGGGGCTGCCTGAAGCAGTTCCAGTTCGCTCTGACAAGTAAGGAAGCCTACGATGGGGATGCAAGAACCGGTATTGCCAACAGTGGTTTTTATCAGAACTTTGAAGAGTGGACAGAACAGAATAACTTGAATGATATTGTTCCAGAGCTGGACGGGCACGATGCTATAAAAGTTGAAGTGCTGCAGTCCGGCTATTTGTTTAGTGCAGAGGCCGATCTGGGACGGTATCAGATGATTTGCAGATTGATTTATAAGTAAGGAGTGTGAAGAAATGGCAAGTGAAAAAATGTTAGTTGGCAGACATAAGAGAGTGGCTTTTATGGACGCTGATGGATCAGGAAAAACATTTACCAGAATGACGGGATTTACATCGCTATCGGATGGAAAGAACTCGACAGAGTACAGCCGGCAGTATGTGGATGAGGCGTCTGAAAGAAGTGACGTAGTCGGTTATGCGCCGGCGATCGATTACGAATTTGACCGGTATACCAATGATCCGGTACATGAAAAGATTGCAGCAATTACTGACGATGAGATTCTCGGAACAGAAGCGCAGGTTGATATTGTGGTGGTAGATCTGTTTGAACAGAAGACATCGGAAACAACTTGTACCGCACGAAAGAGAACATGGAGTGTAATTCCGGACACAGAAGGGGACGGTACGGATGCCCTGATTTACAAAGGCAGCTTTAAAGCGGCCGGAGAAATCACAAAGGGTACTGCAACCACCACAGACGGATGGAAGACCTGTACATTCACTGCTGGCGGAGAATAAAGAAGAAATGGGAGAGTGAGCCTATGAGCCTTTGGAAATTTGGAGATTTTGAAGCGGACGTGGATTTCACGGATGCGGATTTTTTAGATGCGATTGATGAAGCGAAAGCAGCAATGCATGAAGCGGAGCAGAATGTTCCGGTAGTCGGAAAGAACAGTGATATCATCCGCGCGCAGTGCGCGTGTTTTTATGTGTTCTTCGATACCCTTTTTGGCGAGGGAGCCGGGGAGCGTATCCTTTGCGGAAAGAACAGCGTCAAGCTGTGTAACGAAGCGGCTGAATCATTGTTAGACTTTGAAACAGCAGAAGCAAAGAAACTGGACGATAAATATGATAAGTATGTACCAAATCAAAATACAACGCAGCAGTTCCCGCATCCGCAGCCACAGCCAAATGGAAACCGTCAGCAGAGAAGAAACTACCAGAAACAGTATGGTAAAGGAAAACATTCCAATACCGGAAGGTAGCAGAGCATGAATATTTTATATGAGCAGTTTCCGGAAGAAGTCAAGGTGAATGGGGAGTACTACCCGATCGTGACAGATTTCCGTGAATGGATCCGTTTTACGGAGCTGGTTGAAGACGACTCGGTTCCATGGCAGATCAAATGTGGACTTCTGTTGCAGTGGTATCTGGATAAGGTTCCGGAAGATATTGAAGCTGCAATATATGCACTCGGAGATTTCCTGATGTGCAAAAGGATGTACCAGGATGATCTGGAAGATAAAGAGGAAGAGCAGCAGAGAAGTGGAAAGCCGGTATTTTCTTTTTCGGAAGATGCCGGCTGCATTTATGCAGCGTTCCGGGAGGCATATGGAATTGACCTGCAGCAGATTGAATATATGCACTGGTGGGAGTTCCGGAGCTTGTTTGACTGGTTGCCGGATAGTACAGAGATTAAACAACGGATTATGTATCGTTCGATTGATCCTGGAACAATCCGGGACAAGGACGAACGTAAACGGATCAAGAAGATCCAGAGAGCTGTTGCGCTGAAAAAGAAACAGCGAAAGCTTGATGATTATGAGATTGGAGATATGTTCTCATGATGGAAATTAAAATACCGACACGGCGTGAGTGGTATCCGTGTCCGTACTGCGGTCAGCATCTGCTTGTTTACGCAGATACTGCAGTGTGCAGCGGACTGTATGTAAAATGTCGCAAATGCCGACGGGAGGTGGAGATAAAGATTAAGAATTAAGCACTTGTGAGCCCCTGAGCCGTGCTATCAGAAAGGATGATAGTATGGCAGATGGATATTTGAATTTTGATACCAAAATCAATGAGAGTGGGTTCAATGAAGGCATAAATAAGCTTGGAAGTCTTGGAAAAAGTGGCTTCCATAAGATAATTCTGGCATTAAATCTTGATTACTATATGCAATTTCAC